ATAAGGCATTGGGCGGATAGTAGCGAGCCCATGCTTGTAATTTTCTTAATTGTTTTTTAATATGTTTAATCATAGCGTTAATTATACTAAATTAACGCTATGCTGTCAACTACTAATTATTATGATTTGAAGAATTTGCCTTTGATACAAATACATTCATCTTTTCGGCATGTTCGATAATTTGCTCTGTAGTCGGTGCAGTACGACCTGCTGATAATACTGCTTTAGCATCGTGTTCACTTTGTAAAATAATTCTTGCTAATTCCAGAAGTTCGAGCCGAATTTCGTATGGTGTTTTTGGTGAGGTTCTGGTTGTCATATTTCCTTGTGTGTTATGATGTAATGATTGCACTTTTTTTTGGTAAAGCGATTCCAGTCGTAATGCTTTCATAGTTTGCTTCTAAGTCGCCCGTCGGAACTGTAGTAGCTACTACTGGTTTATTTAATTCAATAGGCTTACTAGAGTCGCCCATCATTAACAATGGGGCAAACTGCATTCCTGTGGCGGTGGGTACTAAACAAAGTGGATTTTTAATAATAAAGTGTGTCGAGTTCTCATCAATTACCGAAGCAATAAATTCTTCGCCTGTATGAATTTTAAATACAGCGATATATGGTGTATTTTTTTGTTTTTGTGTTAGCATATGTTCCTTTTTATGTCTTTATGCAGTTATTATACACACTTGTGTCTAACAACGCAAGTATGTATATGGATTTCTATTTTATTAAGTTAAATACGTAATTATTACGACGTTATATCTACTATTTAATATATTATTGTATCTTAAAAATTATCCCACCCACTTACCGCTTCTGATCTAGAATACTCTGTTACCGTTGTTTCGAAGAAATTTTCTCTCTTTTCGGCACTTAAATATTCATATGGATTTTTTGTAAATCCTTTATAAATTACTCCTAAACCTAAAAGCTTTGTACGTTGGTTAGCCAAGTACTTTATATATGCTTCTGAACTACCAATGGAAATACCTAAAATTCTATCACCATAGATTTCAGTAGCCCATTCGATCTCTTGCTCTACTGCCTGAGTAATTGTATCTAGCAATATATTCCTATCGTGCTCATCGTTCATGTCAAATACTTCTCTAATAATATTAGTAAACATATTAACATGAGTTACTTCGTCATTTTCAATATATTTAATCATTTTGGCTGCATTTGCAACTTTATTTCGGGATGCAAGCTGATAGAAAAACTGAAATCCATTATAGAAATATATACTTTCTAATGCAAAATCTGCTGCTAATGCAAGTTTGAAATTTTCAAAGGTCTTTTCTTTAACAAATACTTGATATTGATTAGAAATAAATTTATTACGCTTTAACAATAGCGGATTATTTCTCCACCGATTATAAATATCTTCTCTCTCAGTATTAGGAAATAATTCTTGTAATAGATACTGATATGAACTCGAGTGAATTAGTTCCTGGAATGCCTGAATAGTAAATAACCCCGATACTTCTGGTGCTGTAATGTAATCAGCAATCTTTGGAAGGTTAGATACTTGCATACTGTCGAGCGCAATAAGAAATGATAAAGTATTTTTAAAAGCTTCGAGTTCATCATTGGTTAACTCTTTAATTGTTACTCGATCTTCTACAAGAGAAATCTTTTCCGGTACCCAGAAATTATTTAACATGATTTTGTATAACTTTACTGCCCACTGATATTTTACACTATTTAGATTCATAATTCCGGTGGCATTACCATTTATAATGCTTCTACCCTCCATCGAATCGTCACCCAATTCGTTAAAAATTTCTTTTTCTTTTAAATTAGTCATAATTTTCCCTTTAATTATTATCCACTACATACTTCGCAGTTATCTTCTGGCTTGCTATTAGCATCCAGTACTGCATTATTTTTAATACTTCTAATATAATATATGGCCTTAATACCTTTGGAATGTGCATAATGAATAGCATCATATAGATCCTTAGCATTAAAATTTTCTTTTCTTTGGTCAAATATTAATTCCATTGAACAACCTGTATCAATAAATTTTTGCAACTCAGCCACCATATCGATAATTTCTATAGCTGTGTGCTTAGAAAAAGTTTTACCATACCCTAATGGGTTATCTTTAAAATATTTTGCCACTACTACGAGTTTGCCGTTTTTATTATCCTCTGAAAAGAAAGAATTATATACTGGTAACACACTTGCACTTGAATCCATGTAAATAGACGTGGATGTATTCGGCGCTGGACTCGTTAATTGGCTATTTCGGATACCATATTGATCAATTTGAGTTTGTAAATAATCCCAATCGTATTTTCCCGACGAATGTTTCTTAAATTTAGCTACCCGATTACCATTTTTCCACTCAGAATGTTCATACGCGTCAAAAGTTCCTGAAACTTTAGCTAATTCAACACTACTCATTGCAGAATTATATGCAACACACTCAGAAATTTCTCTAATATAGTCCAGATTACGAAAATTTAAATGTTCTCTTGCAAGATGATCATGTAATCCTTGTAGGCCTATACCAATTGTACGGTAACGTTTATTATGTGCAGCAGTTATTTCATTAGGAGCATTAGTAAGTTCGATACCATGATCTAAAATTCTAGCAGTTAATGCTGCTATTTTTCCTAACTCTTTAAAATCCTTAATATTACCCAATACAATTGATGCTAGATTACATACATGACCAAGCTCATCTGGTTTAACATTACTAAAACTTTCTGTACATAAATTCACACAAGGAATACCTATGTGTCCATTATTATCATTCTTATTTGGATTGTATTCATTAATTGTATCTGTAAATGCAATATATGGAAGACCCGTATCAAACTGTGTCCTCATAATGATTTTCATTAGATCACGTGCATTTTCAAATTTTCTAGATACTAAAAGTTTCCCGGCTTCTGCAGCGGCTTCAATTTTCAAATAAGCTTCAGTAAATGCTGCACCATACATACCCCTGACATCAATACCCAATTTCTTTTTAACTTCGAACGGGCAAAATGTAGTCCAAGAACCTTTATTTTTATCCCTTTCCATAAAAATATCTGGAATAGTTACTTGTGGAAAGATATCATAAGCTTTAAGACGTAAATCACCTTGTTCGGACTGAATATCTAAAAAGTCCTGAATATCGTTGTGCCAAATCGGTAGTGCAATAGTGCCAGCGCCCGATCTTTTACCGCCCTGATTTACTGCAACTAATGTATCATTAAAAATCTTGATCCACTGAACTACGGAACCAGCTGCATTAGCATATCCGTTTACTTCAGACCCTTTAGCGCGAATATATCCTAAGAATATACCGAGGCCGCCACCATTCTTAGAAATATGTGCGACTCTTTTAATATTATCAAAAATACTATTAAGATCATCCTCGACACCCAATATGAAACAGGATGCAATATTCCCGCCTTTTCTAAGATTAGACAAAAATGGTGTTGCCAAAGAAATTTTTCTTAATGACAATGCATCATATACTTCCTTAACAAACTTTAGTCTAGTTTCTGGAGATTCTAATTGACCAAATCTCATTGCATTAAGTAAATGCATATGTTGATTGAGCTCATATTTTCCTAAATATTTTTTCTTTGCTGTAATTATACTAGCATAACTATACTCTAGATCTCTGTCCATATCTATATATGTACCAATCGTATCTAAGTCTTTATCTGAATAAAAATTTAGTAGATCCTTAGTGTATGCCCCTTTAAAAATATTATAATGTACCAATTCCTTAAAAGATTTATTCTTCTGCGGGAAATTTGCCCACTCATCCATCGATAGTGCTCTGCCTGCTACATTTACCCAGTCTGGTGCCGACGGAGTGGCCAGCTGAATAGCATGTTGTATAACATTTAATTGGATATCTCTAGTTTTTATTCCCGGTTTTAGAAATTGTATAAACTTTGATTCAAGTTCCAGCGGATTTACATCTAATCCTTCTGAAGCCATCTGTATTGACTTTTTAATCTTTGAAACATCATATAATTCTTTAGTTCCATCTCTTTTAGTAACTAAAATTTCTTTTGCTAATGTCATATTTCCTTTTCTCTTTATTTTATTTTTTTAATTTGCTCTACTGAATACCGCTGTAATACTCTAAAATTATCTTCTATATCTGGATAGTTATTTACCGAGCCAAGCTCATAATTTAGTACGAAGATTGAATTTATCAGAGGTATTAGATATACACCATCTATATCTTCTACTAGTAAAAGGTCTATGTTATGCCCTTTATCTAATAATACTAAAGTATAGTACATTAGAACACTAATAGAACTGGTGCAAAATGAATTATGAAATAGTATTTCCCACGGTGTCGGCCAATCGCCCGGACTATAGTAGTCGATTGTACGCGATCCAAATGGCATATGAGAACAAAACTTTGCTATTTCCTCGAGTTGTATATGTAACTCTAAATCTGTAATATTGTTTCTTAGTGTTTTCCAGAGGTGAAGACGCTCCTCGTTAGGAATAGTATTCCAATTCATAGTATTTTAAAAAGTAATCCAGTTAGTTGTTTCTGTGTTTAAAATTATAGTTGTTGGGAAATTATGTATATACGATAAATGAATTCTTCCCGCTGAATAATAGGCATTAAAACTGATATCATATCCTGGTGTAGCATTTATTTCTACCCCTGTGTCTACTAACGACACAGGGCTTAATGGAGCAGGGTTCGTACTCTGTGTACTAGGTGCTGATTGCATAGCTGAGGAATTTATAGCTGTAATTTTTAGTTGGCCATTTCTAGAAAAGCTATTACCTACTGTACCCCAGTCAGCTGAGCTGTTATCTGTGATACTATAATTTATTATAAAAAACGGAGTACTACTCCAATCCAATGGAATATTTAAAACTGGTGAGCTATTTGGTACAACACGAGTAACAGTAGTAAATGTCGATACTGGTGGTAAAGGCCATGAAGACGGTTGCAGTGTACTACCGTTACTACTACTACCACCTCCATCACCTGAACTGATTATTTGTGATATTTCTGTGTAGCCACCATTTAGATTACCTATAAATATGCGACCCGAATCAGTACATAATGATAATTCGCCCGGTAATAGTACATTAGGATAGTTTACTGATGTAAAGTTTACATCAGTACTTGATGGATAATAGCCATTACCTGTGCTATTATACGGATATACACTATTTGGGCCTGATGTACTATATGCAAACCCGTTGAAATCTGATTGAGTTCCGCGTCTATTCTGTATTCTAGAAACTACTACATGTACTGCATTTGTATTTGTAGTTGACACTGTTGTAGATGATGGGGTTGATATATTTGCTGGAGTTCCTGTTATTGACATACTTTTATCCTTACTTGTGTATTGTATTATATTTATTCATTTCCAAATCTTTCATAGTAAGAACAAACTTTATTCGCCCACATAGTTTCGTAGTGAATAAATTCATCGCCTTCGATTACAAATTCCTGATATTTAGCGTCACGAGTAGCAATCATTATGACGCCCCGATTTATGTCTGTGCCATACATTTCGTTGTGAGATAATGCATAAGCTGCTAACTGCATAAAATAGGCTTCAATCCATGCTCTCTTTTTTTCTTTAATACTATTTTTATAATCTATAATAGATGGAATCCCATAGTGTAGGCCAATTAAATCTGTAGTTCCTGCATATAATTCTTTCGAGTATAATGCTACCTCTGTGCCCCATACTTCGCTTACGTTAGACAACCCGTGCTTAATAATAATGTTAGCAAGTGCCAGTTGCATAAAATTGCCTGACATTTTTTTGCCTAATACATAATTCTCGAGATTATCATGCATACCGGTACCTAATCCAGCAGCTTCTGTCGTTATACGTGTTGCTTCGATATCTCCCACACGTTTCCTCCATTCGAGGAGATGCTTTTTATCGGATGTTTTACCGAGTATAGTTGTTACACTCGGGAGTGGTTTAGTCTCCCCTACAATATATCGACGACCAGATCCGGTATCGATTCTTTCTAGTGGTTTGTAATCATATTTATGTTGTATAAGCATTGGATTAGTCTAACACTTATACGTAAAAAAGTCAATTAATTACCAGTCAAGGCGCCATGCAATTGTTGACCCAGTTAGTGGGTTAGATTGAATCTCTATGCTATAACCTAAACTTTGAAAGTATGATACGACTGAATTAAGTTGGTTTTGAATTGGAGTATTTGTAGTTGTATCGGCCCATACTTGCCAGTATAGCTGAGGGTTAGTTCCATATGTATTATTCGCCACATTTAGTGTAATTTCAGCCGGAGAAATGGGAGGATTCGGTAAGCTTGCAGTAGGCGGATTTAATACTGTACCTGTTGCTGACTGAGTATAATTTTCTCCTGGTGTTATTACTGTAACTGATTCTATAGAGCTTGATAAAGAACCTGTTCCTAATGCTACCAAAGTCCTGGCGCCGTTACCTGGGTCAGTTATAACTAGATACGGAAAGTACGGGGTATAGCCTGCACCTGTATTAGTTATTATAACACCTAATATGTTTCCGGTACTGTTAGTATTTACTGTACCATAAAACCCTGTACCAAGCGGATAAGGACTGGACGTATTTAGTGTTGAAACAATATTTAAAGTGGTTACACTAGGTTGATAACCATTACCTGAGTTTAAAATTGCAATTGATAAGATTGCACCTGTTATACTTACTGCTGTAATTTTAAATGTGGCAGTTATATACGCTGAATTTGGTAAAACAGCTCTAGTTGCTATAATTGAATCATCAGTAGTATACCCAAACCCTGGATTTGAAATATTTATACCAACTATCTGCCCAGTTGCATTAACGATTGGCAATAAAATAGCTGTGGCTCCAGTTACAGAACTAATAGCCAATTTAGCAGCAACAGGTTGGTAACCAGCACCCGGATTAGTTATGCTTATTGCTAAAATACTTCCGCCATTTGTTAATACTGTACCAGTTGCTAATACACTAGGTACAGACCCTACAGGCGGAATAAAGTAAATTGTTGGGGTATCGACTACATATCCGGTACCGCCAGAATTAACTGTTACCGATGATATGCCAGCAACAAAAGTCATTGGAGTATTGCCGGCAATCGTAGTACAATACTGACCACCTCCTATTTGACACTGACTTGAAGCAGCTAATATAGCTTGCTGAATCATAAAAATTTCTTCCCAAACCACTGACTGATTTGCTGATTGTAGTGCCATCTCAGATGCACTTGGGAAACTATTTGTTGATCTACATGTCATTTTCTTTGTTCCTTTTGTAACTTCCATCATTCTGCCATTCTTTATGACTGGCGAACTATATATTTTTCGGAATTCAGAATTCCCTTATTTCTTGCTACTTTATCTTTATTCCACAAAATCTTTTCTTTACCAATTAATAAGGAAGACTGTACTGTTTATTATATTGGTAAACATAGAATATATTCATTTTATCTTCGTTGCGGATTGTGCCATATCACTTACTTGTGCTGCGCTATCCTGAGTCTGATCAGTCAGGTCAGCTGATTCGGGTGCTGTTAATTCTATAAAATCCTGACTTACATTTACAACTATGGGATTATCTCGTAAAAGAAGCATTAAACTATCTACACTAACTGAATATCCGGATTGTTGTATTTTATCTACTAATTTTTGAGTAGGAATCTTAGTAACACCATTACCTTTGACTCCTATTAATAGATTGTTAAGATCAGACTCTAAACTCTGATTATAATCCTCATCAAGAATTTCTCTTGCTCTCATTAGTTTTTTGCTTCTTTAAGTTCTCTTGCTTTAGCAACAAGTCTTTGCATTTCCATAACTTTACGTTGCAATGCAGATTCCATCTTCTTTGAACGACCTAATGATTCTTCTCCACCAAACTCGTCACCCAGGCTATCTTCGCTATCCATTTCGTCGCCGATGTTATCTAAGTCATCTTCACCGTCCATTCTACTGTCCATGTCATCCTCCATACCATCCATTGGAACATCCATGTCAGTTTGAGCAGTAACTTGGCCTTTAGATGCCATATTACCCACCGCATCATCTACTTGTTGTTTAGCAGTATAAAGTGCATCCATTACACTTTGAAGTGCGCCGTAAATTTGTGTCTGAAATGCTGATGCGGAATTCATTCCATAAGTTTCACGCATTTGATCTGTTACAGGAGGTAAATCTTCGTTTTGTAGGCGACCAATCTTTTCAACCATTTCTTGTAATTCTTGTGCGAAACCTTTTGCTGCCATCATTACTTCAGCTTGACTTACTTCAGTTTCTAATAAATATCGTAAATTTTTTACTAAGTTTGTATGCTCGTTCATTGCTATTCCTTTTCTTCTAGCTGCTGCTTGTGCAGCAAATGGGTCTGGTACCATGCGACCGTTCTTGTCACGAATCATTGGTACTTGCTCTTGTGGGTCACTACCTTCCTGGTCCTGCGGCATTATCGATAACCTCGATCTTTCTGCAACTTTGCCGGCACGATATCCTGCCTCTGTATCCGGAAGTTCTGCCGCATGGCCGCCGTCGGCGCTGGCACGTTTACCCATTTTGGTATAAACACTATTTTCTCCTAGATCTTCAGATTCCATCATACCGTTACCAACTACAGACATATCACCGTCTGAGTCTTCCGTGCCGCAGTCGCGTAATTTAGATTCTGCACCACGTCTAATACGATCTTCGATATATTCGTTAGGAAAATCATAATTACTCTTACGATATTCTCTCATTGTATGATCTACTGCACTATCGAAGTGGCCCATATGTAGCCCACCTTCGTTAAAGTGATCAACTATTGCATCTATTAAATTGGCAACAAGAGGTTCTAACTCTTTTGATTGAAATTGAACTACTACATATTCTCTGAGAGACTTTAGCCCCTCGAGTACTAATAGTCTCTTCGAGATTTCAGAAGAAGCCTTAGCATCGCCACCTTTAACTTTTAAATCAGTAATTTCTTCTTCAATCTGTTCCATGATATTAACTAAGTCTTTATCACTTGCATCTTCCGAAATCTTAAATCCGTAATTAGTTTCGAGGTGTTGATTTATCTTTCTAAATGTGGAATCTGGTGATTTACCAATATCGTGTAAAAGCATAAAATCTTTCCTATTTAATATTATTTCTATTATTTATCATTTTGTATATACTACCTCATTTTTTTAAAAATAGAGATATTATCTCTGATACCACGAGCCGATAATTCTGCTACTTGGAATTTATCTTCTAATATAGCCATTCTCTGAGTATCGTGCCGTTTCTTTGCAACTTTTAAACAATTTAAATAATGTAGCATATCGTTATGATATTTAGAAAAACGGGATTCTAATGCAAGTACACGAGCAATCGTATTCGACTCTCCTGCATTATACCTCTGTGCAATAATAACGGCAATATCAAATATAGATATGTTTATATACACTGGAATCTTATTTAATGCCGTTATGCTATATGATCCGTCATTATTTTTTTCTACAAAAGTATTACCGATCATTGTAGATGTTTTAGATATTCGTATAGGCATACACTTACTAATGGCTAGATGCGCACATCGATCAGTTGCCCTATCTAACTTATCTAATAATGTAGCCTTTTCCACAATTATCTCCTTAATCCATTTTTACTTCTTGATGCAGTCTTTTTTCCACGTGCGGCAAGATTAGCTGATAGTTCGCCTGATGCCTGAGCTGGTTTCGTATCACCTACAATAGTCTTAGGTGCTTCTGTCCTAGTATATTCTACCGGTTGTTGCTCAGTAGTTATTTCTCTTTTTTTAGCTTTACCCATTGGTGTAGCAATAGTTGCTATTGCACCAGCACAACTTGCACCTGCACTAGAATTTTCTCTAATACCTGCTAATTGACGTAATCTTACAAGGTCCTTATCTTCTGCTACAGGCTGTGTTCCAGCTTGTTGCTGACCCGGTATGACAGGTGTGCCCGGTTTTTGCCACTCCATTTGGCCTGTTACTGGATTTTTAACTTGAACTCCACGAGGATCTGTAACAGGCGGTACTGCCGCTGTTTGCGGAGCATTTGCTGCTGGTTGACTTTGCTGACCAGGTGGATTTCCCGGTGCTGGAGGTGTATTTCCTGCTAATTTTTGTCCTGAAGGCGGGGTAATATCAGCACTTGCTTCTTCTAACGTTCTGTATTCATTAAATGACATTAGAGATATAATTTCTCTAGCTTCAGTTAATTCTATATTACGTAAATATGCTATTTTTTGAATCATATCGCCGTGAGCAATAGATTTAATTATTCTATCATTTTTTATCATTGTGCTATCCTTTTTTATATTCCCACACTGTATTTCCGCAATCCCATATTCTGTCGTATCCATGCGCTTTCATATTTTCCCACTCGGTTGAGGTAGGATCAAAATTTTCTAATAATTTTGATAATTTATGTTTTTGAAATTTCATGCGATTATCAAAATGTATATAGTCATTTGTGTAGTAGTAAGCAGGCGGACTGAACCTAAGAAATTTAAATCCAAGTGTCTTGTAAATATTTCCACTAAATTTTTCTCGATGGGAATAAGATATAATCTCAGTGGGTTGATATTCGGAAATATACTTGTTAAACAACTTGCTAGCTGCACCAATAACTACTGTATTATTTATAGTTGAGAATCTCAATAGCTCTACACACTTATGACCATATCTAGAATTACGAAATGTCATTAGTGATACCAACTGGTCATTGTTATATAATCCCGCACAGTACGACGACTGGCAATAACCTTGCAAGTGATTTTTATTAAGAAACTCTCTTTCTTCGGGCGCACTTACTTCTTTGATAATGCAGTTCCTGCCGTAGATCTTTTTAGATTTTCCAAATTTATGTAATAAACTCGACCGTACAATATCAGTTTTATATAACCATTCGTGTTCCCATATGTGATACAAAGTAATATTTTGACTAGAGCATATATTACTCTTAGATAAATGATAAGACGAATCCTTACCATTTAGTTCAGTGTGCCAATAGGACCCATTGCATTCTATTGCTATATTATACTCGGGTAAAAATATATCTAATTCCTTGCCGCCTAGTATATGTCGATTATGTGTTTCATACGCTATACCATTTTCTTTTAGAAATGTCTGTATTGACAATTCAAACGAAGATGTGTTAAATTGTGTTGGGGTAATATCAAATTCTCTGTATTTCTTATTTACTACAGCCTGGCCAACTCCCAATATTTCCATTATTTCTGTTACAGACTTAATTTTGTTTTGATTTTGCAACCATTCTTTATTATTTAATAATTTATAATTTTCATCTGTAATATGCGCTATTGAAAATTGCTTATTTCCAAATTTACTATATGTTGTTTGCAGTATTTTGTCTCTTATAGATTTAGATTCTAACGAAGTTTTTCCGCCATGTCTTGTTAACATAGTATCTTGCATCTTTTTCAAGGATTCGCCAGACTGCAAGGCATGTGCTACTCCGTATTTAGATAACATGGTAGCATGTGCTTTAGCATTTAATTCGGGGTGTTTCATAGGGTTGTCGACACCGTATTTACTAATATTACTAATTTTTATTTTATCTTTAATAATAGATGATTGAAATGGATTTTCTGTGCCAAAT